CTACCAGTGGATCGCCGCGATGTCTTCAGCGGTAGCTGCGCCCGCAATTAATTTTTCCAGTCGCTGGCGCTTGCCTGTCAGCTCGCCAGACAGTCTGCCGGTGATGTTAGCCGCATCGATGATTTTCTGAGCAAGCAGCGTTTTGTCTTCGCCAGCTTGCTGCCGCTCAGCGAGAAGGCCATCAAGCAGCGGGGTCGGAAAGGCGTTATCTTTCTGCCACTGCACGGCCTCAAAATACTGAAAAGGGTAAGTCTCCTGTTCCTTAGGCGGAGACACATGCAGGCCTTCCATCTCCTGCTTATAGGTCAATTCTATCTGTGCCTTCTTGGCAAAACGCAGCTGGTCGAGCGTCGCGGGCGGCGGCACGTACTCGGCCGGCTCGCCATTGTCGATGCGCAGCCTACCAGCGCAGGACAGCTCCCACTGCGCCTGCGTGATGCGGACGGCCCCAGGCGGGATTTCCCTGCTTGTCTCGTCGTCGTAGTGGCCAGTGATATTGTAGCCATCCCGAGTAGGATCGTACGTTGCATATTTGTCGCCCATGTTACCCTCCTGTTAATGACCGATAGCGATCCAGTTAATTGTCCCGGAACCGTATGCGTTATTTTGAACCTGGAACTGTGTGGCAGAGATTACGCGAGCCTGTATGTCTGTGTCAGTCGCAAAAGAGCCCGCTGAACCAGAGGCGACGATGGTCAGGGCTGCGTTTGGAAACGCAATGTTGAAATTCCTGGTGCCCCACACATCTTCTGACCCGGCCACCGTCCCCCATTGCAGAATCAGCCCCCCGGGAAACCGCTGGTAACCGTTAGGAGACAGGGATTGATTGCTACCCTGGTGCGCTGCGGCCAGTTTGACCGGGGTCAGAGCCCGCGCATCGTCCACCCCTGCCTGAGCCTCAGCAGCTGTAGCAATCGCCATGACACCTGCTGTGGCCTCACTGGCCGCGCCAGGCGAAACAGCCTCTATCAACACCTGCACCGCCTGCAGTACCTGGGTGTTGTCCGGGGGCTCCACTGCCGGATCTGAAGGGTCCAGAGACAACCCGGCCGCCGTCACCAGGGCGCAGAGCTCATCCTGGAGCATCTGCAGAAACCAGTGACGGATTAGCGTCCCCTTGGTGTTTGTCGTCGGGTCGCCGGGTACCCAGTTGCCGTCCGGCGTGTTGATTTTTCGCATAGACCCTCCCTATAGTTGGCCGCCGTAATTGAACGCCAGCACCGTGTGAGCCGGTTTCAGATTGGTCAGCATGTGCTCCATGTGGGTCTTCGAATCCCACCACAACAGCGGCTCGTCGACACACGTCTCATCGGCTCTTGCATGCAAGACCGGCTGGTTGAAAACCTTCAGAACCCATGTGTCGAAGGCGCCCTCGCCGATCAGCTCATCGCCGGCGCAGGTCCAGTCGGCCATGCTCGGTACCGGCTCCTCGATCTCCACCTGATATCCCTGAGCCTCGGCCAGTGCCGTGAAATAGGGGATGGACAATCCGCCTCTTTGCCGCAATTTGTTGACAATTTTGTCGCGCCGGCTCTGCAATGGTTCGTCGGCGGCGCGCGTAAGTCCCAGCACACGCTCCCAGTCGGACAGCGACTCCAAGGCTGTTTGCGGGAACATCTCCTTCAGCAGCCATCGGCCTCGGGCCTGGGCAGCATCCAGATGCTCGCCTTCCAGGGCGAGATCCCCCGCGAAGTCTCCCTCCATCTCGCACGGAAAGAGCAACTTGAGGACGTCTTTGTGTTTGCCGTCAGGCAACATCGATCACCCCCGCCCGAATCATCTCGTAGCCTTGGGGCGTGACGACCGCGCCAGGCACGGTAATCAGGGCATCCTCCGCACCGTTGTCGATGGCGATGGAGATCAGACGGGACAGGTAGAGGCTCTGCCCCGGCACAAAAGTGCTCAGATACGCCTCGATGTCGGCCTCAACCTGTGCGCGGTTGACGCCGCTGCCGGTCACCGTCATAGTCACGTCCTGGGCAAGAATCGTCGGCGCCAGCACCCGCACGAAACGAGCCGTCACCGGCCGCAGGCCGTCGATGTGGGACGCCACCTCGTCGAGCAGCGCCTGGCTGGGGATTTCTGATCCGGTCAGGGCAATATCGGCCACCACCACCACATCGACGCTCGACTCGCCCTGTGCCAGAGGAAAGCAATAGCCCGCCTTGACGCCGTCGATCTCCATGGCCCACTTGACATAGTCGTATCTGTTGCCTCCTGCCGGAGGACTGCGCAGGTGATCGAGGAGGCGCGCCAGGTAATCCGCGTCACTCTCCCCCGCCTTGCGGGTGATCTCCCGCACCCAGCAATGGTGCTCCAGGTATTCCGAGTCTGCCGTGTCCGGGAAGATCTGTTTGGAGATCCAATCCTGGTGCCGGTAGATGCCCCACAGCGCCGAGGCCAGGCAGGCGCTCTTGATGAAGATCAGGCTGCCCTGACTGACATCCGCCCCGGGAAACTGGTTCTGCCAATCGGCGAGGATTCCGGCAAGCAGCTGGTCAAAGTCCTTTCGAAAGTCCACTAGACCACCTCCACATAATGGTCAAAAGCGATCAACCGCCCGTCCGCCTGCGTGACCTCCACCCACAGCTTGAGCCGGTGGAGATCCTGCAGCGTGTCCCGCTGGGCGGTGACGGTGATCACCGTCGCCTTGCCGGCATCGAGCAGCCATCGCAGCGCCTCCCTGGCGTAGGATTCGGCCAGGGCAGCTGCCCGCGGGGTGTTCTTCTTCAGCAGGTGCAGACGGCTGCCGAAGTCGGGGTTCTGAAACCAGGAACCACGACGCAGCGTCAGGCTCAGGTAGACGTTGTTGAAAATGGTGTCGGCCTTGTCAAAACTCATGGCCGGCCGGCCGTTCTGCAGTGTCATGACAAAATCCATCAGATCCCCCTGGTCGCGTCGGTCGAGCAGGCGGCCACATCGAGCGCGGCGGTCGGCGGGCCGGTGGTTCCGCTACCGGGTTGGACATTGCTGTGGGCGTGGTTGTCGAACAGGGCCTTGAAGCGTTCGTCGATCAGTCTACGCAATCCGCCCCGGGCACCACCGAGATTGATTTCGGGGCTGATCACCGTGGCGCTCAGGCTGGCGGTCGCCTCCAGCACCTTTGTGGCAACCGTCACCTGCTCGCCCCCGACGATCTCGATGACCCGGCCGCGTTTCAGGTGGATCTTGTCCCCCTCGTCCGTGTACAGCGCCACTTCCCCTTCCGCCAGGGCGATCCGGTAACGGCGGTCGTCTTCGGCGATCAGCACCAGGTGATTCCCATCGCGCACCAGAATTCCCTCTGCCCCGGCCAGCGCCCGCGAGGTAAACCCGTAATGCTGAAACGCCTCGCGGCTGCTGATCGATTCTCCGGCTATGCCTTTCATGCTCACCCGCTTGATCGCCCCCTCGACGATGCTGTCGATAATTCCCCGAATCATCCGTCTCATACGATCGCCCCCGGTAGGCCGAGCCGCAGCTCGGTGGTTGGACCGTCATCCTTCGAAAGTTCGAACACCCGGCCGTAAATCAGATAGATGCCCGAGATACGGCGGCGCTCGTCCGACACCTGGCACAGCTCGTTGATAGTGTAGTTGCGGCCGTTCTGGCTGTGCCGGGCCATCCGGTACACCAACTGAAAGCCCTGGGCGCGCTGCTGCTCCAGCAGCATGCGGGCCTCCTGAACGGGGCTCTGGCCATCGTTGCTGCTGCACTTGACCAGAGGCTTATGAAACGGCACATCGCTGTCGGTGACCTCGGCCACGACATTGATGTTCCCGGCATCAAGCTGATCGGTGCCCTGCCGGCTGCCCAAGATCACGAGCTTGCTGTAGCGGCGGGAGATATCGCGGATTCGCTTGGCGCTCATGGCGTTGTTGCCGGCGCCATCGAGCCGCATGGCCACCCGGAACAGAGGCTTCCCCTTCGCCTTGGGTCGGCCGAACACCAGACCGCCGTCCGGCAGCGAGAAGAACATCGCCCCCCGCCCTTGGGCATAATCCTTGAGCACCTCAAAAATCGTCTGGCCCGGCTCCACCTTGGCGTGGTCGTGGGCGATGCCCAGCAGGTCATTGCCTCCAGTCTGCCCGGCTTCGGCGCCGGCAATGCCCGTCTGGTAGGCAATCTCCTTGCGGTTGATGAAGGGTACCTTCTTCAGCAGCTGCTCGGCCAGGGCCTTGAGGGTGATGTCCTGCAGATCGGGAAATTCCTCCACGTAGCTGTCGACCAGCAGCCCCATCAGATCCCGCCCCTCGACCAGCAGGGTATTGCCGCTCCGGTCGGTGCCCTCCTCCACCCGGTCGATGATGCCGGTCAGCTCCAGCCGGCCGTTCACGTACAAGCGGCAGAGCTGGCCGGGATCGATCTCAACGCCGGGATCACCAAACTCCAGCGAAAAGGCGTCGTCCGCGGTGTAGAGATCCGCCTCGATGCGATAGCGCACAAACTTTTCAATGCGCCGATCGCCGATCTGCAGGGAAATCTTATCGGACATAGACACTCACCTCTCCCTGGGCGAATGATGGATGGGTAAGCTCGTTGATCGACAGCAACCGCTCCGCGTAGGCATAGGGCAGCCCCTGCCGCAGACAGACCAGGTGCAGCGGCAGGGCGTTGTCCAGGGATATGGACACTATCCGGTCCCTCTCCAGCTTGATGGTGCCGACGTGCTCCTGCAACTGCAGCGCCATGGTCTTGAGGCTTTCCACTCGCCGCGCCAGGTCGATGCTGGCCCGCAACTCGTCGCGCACCTCGGCCAGGCTGCGTTCCAGTTCGACCACGTTCATCACCACCGGAGCCGGCTCCGGATCCAGATAGTTGCCCAGGGCATCGAAACTTTTGATCTGTTCCCGGCGGCGCAGGGTTTGCCTGGCGGTCTCATCATCTTTGTAAAGGGTCGCAGCCTCCAGGGCCAGGCGCTGGCCCGACGCGATCCGGGTGTGCTTGCCGAACCGGCCGGCGCGGGAAGACAGACCCGTCAAACCTCCCTTGAGGCTCTGCAGAAAGCGCAGCGGCGAGCTCGTTAGCGAATCGCGCAGCCGGGCGTGACGTTCCACCGTCCGGGCCAGCGTGCCGATCACCCGGCCGGGCAAGGTGGTGCCGAAATCGGTGGCCGCCAGCAGCGAGTTGGCCGGGTTGGCCACCTCGGCCGCCTCGGCCGCCAGCAGGCCGACGAAGCTTTCCACGTTTTTCAGATAATTTCGGGCCTTGGTGGAGACGCCTGAAAACTGCTCCACGATGCCCGACTCCGGATTGAGGTCCCTGGCGAGAACCCCTTCTGCCTCCGCTCCCAGGTCCGCGCGAACGTCGCCGGCGAACTCGTCCATCAGTTCCTGCTGTCCGACGGCAAAAGATTCCTCGCCGGCGGCTTCCACATCGATGTAACGGGCGGGTGTTTCACGGCTGGCCAGGTCCTGGACAAAGGTGACATCCACCTCGGCCGTCTCCAGCCGGTCGTCATGACGCACGCTGACCGCCTCGATGCGTCCATGAATCAGGCCGTACTTGGGGTGGCTGAGTTCGAACATTTCCCGCTGCTTGATGTGCTCCAGAAACTCAACGTGCTGCGGATAAACCTCCCCCAGCCAGTAGCAGCGCAGCTTGATCTCCCGCGCCTTCTCGCCCATATCCTCAGTGTCGGCGCCGTCGCGATAGGGGTACTCGTAACGGGCGATCGCCTTCTGAAAAGCGTCCTCGATGGTCTCGCAATCAAAAGCGTATCCGTCGATCGCAGCCTGGTAGCGGTCCATCAGAACCTCCCTCGCCTGAGTTCCGGTTTCAACACTGTAGTCATGCTATTCGTATTGGTCGTCACCCGGCGATCCTCGTCGATGCGCATGTTGATTTCGATGGCCTGGCGGCTGGCCTCGTTGCCAAAAAACGCCGCAATGCGGTTGAGTGCTTCGCCGATCTTGTCACCCAGGGCGGTGCCGTCGATCAGATACTTATTGGCAAGGGATCCCGCGCCGTAACCGAGCGCCCCAGCGCCGGCAACCATGGCGCCGCTGGTGGCCAAAGCGCCGCCGCCCATGGCGCCGATAGCGCCCAGGCTTTTGGCGCCCAGCACCGCGCTGGCCGTCGAACCGAGGGCCCCCAGAGTGGAAGATCCCAAGCCCAGCATGCGCCCCCAGCCGCTTCTGGCCAACTGTCCGGCCTTGCCCAGCAAACCCCGACCGGCCTTGCTGCCGGCCAGATCACCGGCAAGACTGCCGCCGCCAAGGCCCCCGGCCGGCCAGTTGGTGACGAAAACCGGCTGCACGCCGGTGGCCGCTTCCACCGCCTTGCCGGCGGCGATGCCCGCGGCCGCGCTGCCGGCCGAACCGAAGAGTCCCTTCAGGCCGCCGACCCCCTTGAGCACCTTGCGGCCATACCAGAGAGCACCGCCGGCCAAGGCTGCGGTAGCCACGGCACCGGTCGCTAACCCACCCAGCGACACACTGGAAACGGTCTTCCCCAGGGCATCACTTTTTTGCGCAGCCAAGCCCAAAGCGGTCAATAGCTCATTGGTGCCGCGCAGCAGGAAGGTCAAGGGCGCCAGGGCCGGTTGGTAGAGGTCGGAGATGGTCGAGCGGAAGGTTCCGCGTAATGATTCAACCTGCTTTTTGAACCCTTCCATCTGGATGTTGATCTTTTCCTGTAGCGGCAGAGCAGAGGACATCTTCGCTGCGATCTCGCTGTAGCTGGCCGCACCCTCATCCAGCAGGGCCATGGCTACTGGCGCACCGCGCACATCGAAGATCCTGGTCAAGATGTCAAGCTTTTCCGCCTCGCCGAGCCCCTCCAGGCGCTGCCGCAGGATACCTGTGATTTCCGCCAGAGACTTGAGATTGCCGGCGGCATCGCGCAACGAGCGCTGTTTGGCCGCGGAGTTAAAGAACTGCCGCAGGCCGGTGCCCGCCATGCTGGCATCGATGCCTCGCTGGGCGAGCATAGCCGAAAGCACCAGCATCTCATGTGTGGAACGCCCCAAGGACGACATGGCGGGCGCCGCGTACTTGGCGGTCTCAGCAATCTCAGCGACTCCCACCGTAGATGCAGACGAGGCACGGGAGATTTCATCAGCCAGCCCCATGAACTCGGAGGCCTGCAGTTTAAAAGGAGTAGCGATTCCAATCAGGTTTTTGCCCATTTCGACAGGATCCAGACCCTCGTAAGTGCCGAGAGCTGCAGACGCGGCGGCGGCCCCCTGGCTGCCTACTACATCGGCCACCCGGGCGCCGCTTTTGATCAGCTGTTTTTGCAAGGCAACTATCTGCGCTTGATCGAAAGGCGTCCAGGCCTGCACCTCGAAGGCGGTGCTCTTGATTTGCTTGAGCTGATTCCCCAAGTCCCTGGCATCCTTGACGCTGCCGGCCATCTCGGCGCGGGCGCCGAGCATCTCGGCCTGCAGATCGCCGGCGGCCACCACCGCCGGCTTGAGGCCTCGATAGATTTCGCGGGTGGTGAGGCCGGCCAGCGCCGCATACTTCGCCGAGCGCGCCATGTTGTCAAAGGAGTTCTGGACTTCCTTGTTGGCGGCGGCCAACCCCTTCATCCGCGACTTGATGCGGTCCACCCCTCGACTCAGAGCATCGATCAGGGTAAAATGTATGGCAACGGAGGTTACGCTCATGGTCTACTGGCTCCTTGGCGCTCTTCTTGGCGCCAGCCTTTTTTTCCTGCTGCTGTTCGCTGTCGAGCGGCTTTTCAGCCGCCTCGTCAATTTCCTCATTTACGGGGATTCGGCCGGCGGCGGATCTTCGACTTCTTCCCCCTCGTCTCCGGCGGAGTGTTGAGTTCCACCCAATCCTCCACCCACAGTAACGCCTCCTCCTCCGGCATCGTTCTGGCCACCTCCCAGGGCAGGCCCGCCTTGAGCAGCGCCAGGGTCAGCTGCCGGCGCATCTTCTGCTCGAAATCGGACCAGTGCTTGCTGCAGCCTCCTTTCGGCAGCCATGATCTCGGCCAGATCGTCGTCCCAGAGGGTCTCCGTCAGTTCCAGGGTCATTGCGGCGCGGGGCACCCCATTGATCGCCAGGCGCTTGCCGAGCAGCGCCAGGCCCATCAGCTCATCGGCGAGTTCCTGGCCGGAAAACCCGGCATCCTCGATGCGGCGCATGTCCTTTGAGTGCCGAACCTCCAGCGAGTCACGCGCCTGCAGCGGCCGCAGGGTGAAATCCCGGCAGCGGCGGCCTTCGTACATCACGCCGAACGGCAGCGTGCCGTGTTCCATCGGTACTTCCATCGTTCAAACCTCCCTTGATTACTCGACCAGGCGTTTCTTCGCGCCGAACTCGATGGTCTTGACCAGTTCGTTGTCGCCGTCGATCTTGGCCTCGCCGATCTTCAACGTACGCACGCCCTGGTAGGTGATGCGCTTGCCGTTTTCGTACTCGATGGTCAGAGTGCCATCCTTCACCGAGTCGAAGTCGAACTCCGCGGCGGCCTGGGGCACCACATAATCGACCTTGCAGCCGGGCCGCTGAGTCACCGAGCAGTGGCCGGTGGTGTTCATCAGGTTGACCTGGCGGGCGAGTTCCCGCTCGTTTTCGGTGACGGACTTGAAATCCTCGATTTCCTGGCCGTTGACGGTCAGGGTGCAGCGGTTGATGTATTCCATGATTTGCCCCTCTCGGACCTGTCCGACAAATCAGGCAGGTCGGACGATGTTAAAGCAGCAGGTCTATGCGGCCGGCGAAGACATGCAGGCCGTTGACGATATCCACCGGGATCTTGGCGTCGAGCCGGTTGGGGTCTTGAGGGCTTTTCTGCACCACCACACCGTCCGCATTGGCCGCGACGTTCTCGACGATCTCCAGTTCTTCGAGTTTGTAGAGTACGTCGAGAATCTCGGTGCGCACCCGGGGGGGCGTTTTACTGGAGAGCTTGGCCCGGGGGAAGCGCAGCGACACACGCTCTCGGATGGCCTTGCGCACGTAATCCAGGGTGCCGATGGTGGTGAAATCGAGCAGGCTGATATCGTCGACTCCCTGGCCGTCCTGGGTATACGTGGAGATGGCGCGCACGATCTGCACCTTTTCGCCCGGGCCGACCTCCAGGGGGGTGACGCCGTTGTACAGCTCGCTTTCCTGCTCGGTCCGCGACAACCGGTCGGCGATCGACGGGGCGTGAACCCCCTTGAGCACAAGGGTGTTCCAGGGCTTGGCCGGATCCTCTTCAAAGGCGCCGACGGCGGCATAGGCTGCCGCCAGCTCACAAGCCTGGCTGCGGGTACCGCGCAGATGCGGAATACTCACCCGGCCGCTATTGATCTGACCGGCCAGGGTGGTGGCGGCGGCCAGCGCCCCAGTCTGCCCGACAACTCCACGACCCGGCCGTTGTTCCAGCGGGCCGCTGACACTGTCCAGATGATCGCGCAGGGCGGTGACTGCCGTCTGGTCGTGGTAGGGTCCGGCCACGAAGTGGTACTGCTCGCCGAACACAGCGGCCAGGGCCAGGGTGATATCCGGATCGGTGGCCCCTCCGGCCATGGCCACAGTGGCGCCGGTCACTCCCTTCGCACTGATCTCATGGGCGATTCTGACCTGGTTGCCGATGGTGCCTTTGTGCTTCGCCGTGACATTGATCTGGGCCGGATCGCCTCCGTTGACCGCCAAAGTCGCCGACAGATCGGCGCGCTTGGCCGCTGCGGCCACCAGGGCGGCCGCGATCGCGGCGGCGGTGTCGCCACTGGCAACTCCGACCTCGATTTTATCGTGGCCGATGAACAGTTTGTAGCTGCCGGGCCCGGTGGCCGGACCGCCGATCGTCTCGGTGCCGGCAGCCGCAACCCCGGCGCCGTTATCGTCCAGGGCAACGACGGTCAGGTCCAGATAGGGATTGGCTGTGATTGCCGCGCGCACCATGCGGTGAGCATTACTGCCAGACCCGAAATAAACGGCCGCTTGCGCATCGGAAAAAACCCTGGTCGGCGCCAGAGCCGCCACCGTTCCGGCCGCCAGGCGCTGGGCGACGATCAGCATGCGCTGCAGATTGGCCGGCAGGGTGCGCACCGCCAGGCGGGTGTTGAACTCGATATACTTGCCGGGCTTGCGGATACTGGTTGGGATACCGTCAAATTCGATGTTTTCCATCAGGCTTCACCTCCCTTTTTGGCCTTCGCCTCAGCGGATGGCCGGGTGTCCATGTCGATCAGAGAGCCGTCGGCGACCAGCCGGCGGTAATAGGCGGAGGCCGGCACCTTCTCGGCCTTGCTTTCGGAAATGTATTCCCTGGGTTTTTCTTCCTTGGGGACCTTAAGCCCCTGTGCGGCCTTGACGTTAATCATGTTCACTCCTCGTTAAAAGGTTATTCCGGGCCGGACAGTGTTACCACATCTCTGGCATCGTATTCGTCATCGCCCGGTGACAGGTAGTATTCCAGGCCGACCGCCAGCAGATCGGTCTCATCCGCTTCAGGCAGCATCTCGACGATTTCGGCGACCTCCGGCAGCGCGATTTCCACCCGGTGACAGAGCACCCGGCCGAACATCCATTGTTCGATTTTTCCCGAGGGCAGTTGCCCCCCCTGGGTTCCGGCGATCCTGGTACGGACGAAGTCGAGCACGATGGTGTCAGCCAGGAGGTTGACCGCCTTTTCGGTGGCGGCGGCGTCCTCGATGCCGTAATAGCCCCGGATCAGGTAATGGTGGACCATCTTCCACTTGTTCATGGCCACCTTCTCCACCCGGAAGGAGCGGCGGCTGATCTCCCAACCGAAGATCTTCCTGGTGGCCGGGTCCTGGAACATCTCCAGGAAATCCTTTTCCGTCACCGCCAGCCGCTCGTAATCGTGCACCCGGCCGATAGCGGCGCCGTGGGCCTGGAGGCGAGTCTTGATCTCGGCTCTCATGGTCTGATCGCTCATCGTTCCAGCTCCCGGGCGATTCGCACGCCCCATGCCTCAAATATCCTTTGAAAATCCGGCCAGTCCTCCTCGATGGTTTTTTCAAACATAAAAGCCCCCTTCGTACCGCGGTGGTAGATTTTGCGGCGAATCGGAAACTCGATCCGTTCGGCCTCCTCGCGGGAGACGCCTAGCTTTAGTTGAATCCATTCGGTCAGCACTCCGGCGGGCGGCATCTTAGCCTTTGGCCTGCGGCCTTTTTCGACCACCAGTCCGTAGGGGCTCGCCGTGCCTATTATGCCAACCACACCCCCTGAAGACTCTAGCACCTCAGGCCCGATACTCGGCAGCAGTCCGCCCTGGGCGCCACTCACCCCCTGGGGGGTGCGGCCCTGCGCACGGCGAGTGCCGAACTGGGTCGCCTCGTGCATGGCGGACCGCTGTGCCTTGCGCACTTCCTCGGCAGGTCGGCCGAGGAGCAAGGAGCCGGTTTCGATGAAACGAGCTACGGGACGGAACATGGCCTGGTCACCTGTGAGTCAGTCGCCCGCCGAGGCGGGCCGCAGGGACGGCCATCGCCATGGCGGCCGGGGCCCCGCCGCCGGCATCGATGCCCAGATGCCGGGTGTATTCCGACTCCAGACTGTCGGCCAAACGACGGAACTCGTCCAGCTTGCTTCGGTAATTGACCACATCGGCCTGGATGGTCGGGTCCGAAGTCTGACCGTAGAGCGCCGCCAAGGTGCGCAGGCAGATTGCGGCGGCCAGATTCGCTACGGCATCGGCGTCGCCGGTGACGATGTCGGCTTCCAGGCGCACGGCGGTGTAGGTGATGCGCACCGTCTCCGCGGCGGTCGGCTCCTCGTACAGCAGGCGCAGCTTGAGGCCGGTCGGCGAGCGGTAGAGCTTCCAGTGGCCGGGGTCGAGAATCTCCTCGGGTACCTGGTCGACCGGGTACTCGACGGACAGCAGCCGGGAGAAGCCGTCGACGAACCCTGCCGGCAGTGTGAGGTCGTGGCCGTCCTCGCCATTGAGATCCGCCGGTGTTTCCTTCGGCCGGTGCTTGCCGTAGCGCTCCAGGGCCGCGGCGATTGCCGGGGCGTAGTGGTCGGCATCGGTCAGCCGGCCGCTGTCGTCCATAACCTTGCTTTTCACCTGGTCGATCAGGGGCATGGCTAGTCTCCTTGGAGCACGGCCTGAACTTCAGCCACGGTCATCCCGAGACGAAAGATTTTCGCGTGGGGGTCTTCTATCCACTCCTGCTGATACCGCACATCCCGCCCCTCTTCATCCGGTTCGGTCTGCACTCGATGGGTTCCGTCCTCCACCCCCGGATCGTCCGCGGACAGGTGCCCCACGGTATGCCAGATGTAACGGCCATCCAGTAATAGTTGCCAGGCCGGCCGCCATTGTTCGGGTGGAAAGTGGTTGCGCACATATTCGTAATCGGCGCGGGTGTTGAGGTGCCGCGGGAAGCCTTTCATGACGTCTCCTTCAACTCAGCGTGTAATAACGGTCTATCTTTTTAATGGTGGCCAGAAACGGAACCTGTTCGCCGTACTTTTCCAGCTGTTCGATCAAAACGTCGGATCCGGTGAACACCACACGGCGGTCGCCGTTCAACTCGAACTGCAGTGTCAGAAATTTACCGGATTGGTTCTTGTCATACTTGCTGCGCCGAATGGTGTATCCAGTTATAAGCAGTTCCCGGTTGACAATCTCATCCAATCGGATTTTCTCGCCATCCAAGGGCAGCCGTTCCTGGGAAAAATCGGCGAAGCGTTTAACCACGAGCGACCTCTAGTAGCCGTTCCAAGTTCAGAGACACCGCCAGATTGCGAGTGTTGGCATGTTTCAGCCACCCGTGGGCCGAGGCTACGCTGCCGCGGTAATGCTCAAGGGTGATATGCCCTTGAGCCAGGGCCGAAGGCAAGTTTCGCAGACGCCGGCGCAGCCGTTTTGCAGTGCGTTTGCGCAGCAGAATATGATGTTGAAAATGTCGATAGCCCAAAAAATCCAACCCTTGAGAAACTGGAAACACCTCGGCGCGACTAAATTCCAAGCCCAGCCGGGCGGCCAAAAAAGTCCGGATTGCTTCTTTCATCTCCTGTAACTGCGCCTTGTCAGACCCGAACACACAGAAGTCGTCGCAATACCGCAGATAAGCCTTGACCCGATGCGAATGTTTGAGCCATTGGTCGAGCTCGTTCAGATAGAGGTTGCCAAGCCATTGGCTGGTGTAATTTCCGATAGGAACGTTTTTCCCGCCCGGATAGCTGTAGATGATGTCCCGCAACAACGCCAGCGTCTCGGCACACTTGATCTTGCGCTCGACGATCCCCATCAGAATGCCTTGATCGATAGACGGATAGAACTTGCGGATGTCGGCCTGAAAGCAGTAGGGATAACGCCGCACGAACTCCATGGCGCGGCGGCTGCCGGCGTGCGGCCCGCAGCCTCGACGGCAGGCATAGCTGTCACGAATAAACAAAGCGTCCCAAATGGGCGTCAGCACATTCATCAGGGCGTGCTGAACGATACGGTCCGGCGCGAAGGGCAGCACGAAAATTTCACGGGGCTTGGGTTCAAATATGCGTTTGGTTTGATACTTGGCGGTCGTGAAGGTCCCCTCCACAAGAGAGCGACGAATCACCTCCAGGTTCCCTTCGACATCCCGCTCAAAGCGCTGCACGTTGGGCATGCGCGACTTGCCCCGCCGGGCCTTTTGATAGGCCAGCTGCAAGTTTTCCCGGCTGACAATGCGGGCAAACAGATTCCCATGTCGTTTTGCCATAATATATCCCGCCTTCGGGGCTTCGGTGGCCCTACTGGCCCAAAGGCGGCTCCGTCGTGTGTTTTGCCTTTCGGCTTTATGCCTACCGGACAAGGCCGGGCGATCCAGCCAGGGAGTGTGACTCGCAACCTGTATCCGGGTGCACCCGCGACTGCCGGAATTCGAATTCGAATTCCAGCGCGTGTTATTCGCATTCCGCGCCCGCGAACCGCAATTCGTCCCATTGTTCCAATTGCCGCCCGCGTGCAGCCGCCGACCGCCCTACGACCGCCCAGCCTGAAAAAATTTCCAAACGTATTACGTGTCGCGTTATGCGTTCAGGCTCCGGGCGCACCCGCGTCCGCCGGAATTCGAAATCGAAGCCCAGCGCGCGTTAGGCGCAGCCCGCGCCCGCGAACCGCAAAGCGTCCCATCGTTCCAAGCGCCGCCCGCGCGCAGCTTGACATCGCCGGAAGATCCCTGCCTATACAAAGAGCCCTTGCTCCCAGGGAGCGCGTACCAGGAAAATCCGGGATCGCCCGTGTCTGGAAGTCCGCCAACCTGAAAGCTTTGGTCCTGCAGCCACTGATAGACCACGCCGCAGGCGCTTTCGACCCCGATATGGCTGATCATGCGCCGCCCGGCCGTATCCAGATAGCCGCCGGTAATCCCGGGGCTGACCGATCCGGCGATGTTGGTCCGTTCATTGCTGCCGGCGGCAAAAATCTGGAATTCCGAATCGGTGGGCAAACGCTTGCCGGCCGCCGCCAAATCGTCGACCATGTCCAACCAGGTGCGGTTGACGGTTATGGTCGCGCCACAGGCGCTGGCGCTGGCGGCCCCGGTACCGGACATCAGATAGATATCTACCCAGATGGCACTCAGAGGGTCGTACACCATGCCTTCCGGACTGCAAACCGGGCGGTGCCGCAGATCCCAGACGGAGGCCGGCACAATGTCACCGGCCAGATAGCCGCTCATCGGATGCGCGGCAATCACCCCCGCGGCGACACACAGGCAATGAAACCCGCCGACTTTTCGGGCGGTTTCGGCGTTGTGGCCAACGGGCACCGTGGCGTTGGCGGAACACAAAATTCGGGGCCGGCTACCGGGTTGTTGGCAGGCATAGAGGTAAAAATCCCGCCCAGCGCGGTTGGCGGCCGCCGTCCAGTCTGTTGTTAAATCGTCCCATGAAGCGGCGGCCGCCAAATCCAGTTCCACCCCCGAGCCGAGCCGATAGCCGCGCTGGCCAATATTGATGGTCATGGCGCTCGGCGAAACGATGGTCCTCCGCTCCGAGGCAGACACAGTCCCCTTGGCGGTCCAGGCCGAATCCCGTTGGTAGTGGGCCGGGAGAGCCGCGACCACCAGCAAATCCGGCCGGGCCGCTGGATTGAGTTCACGCATGGTCATCCTCCCTTACAGTCCTCGCACGGCCAGCAGCATCGCCGTCATGTCGCCGGCTTCGGTCTTGGTAACCACGATCTCCGCGGCCGGAGCGCCGATATCGGTGTAGCGGCCGCGGACCGCGCCGCCGCCGTCTGCCACCGTGAGAGCGTCCGACGATTCCCCCTTGACCATCGGGTCGTCGATATCGGGCAGCGGCCGGATCACCAGCGAGCAGCCCTTGTCGCACACCACGTCGACCACCAGACTGTCGATGTTGCGGGTGGACACGATCAGCGTGCGGGCGGGGCTGGCGTCAGTGAGCACGGTGTTGTCTATCGGGGCCAGCAGGGCGCTGCCTGCGGGCGGGTACCAGGTTGGCTCGATCAGGGGTTCGGGCATGTCCCAACTCCTTGCAAAAGGGATTAAACATCGGGCCGGCCACCGCCGGCCCGATTCCTCATTATAGGGGCGGGTCTAAGCCCCTGCCTTACAATCGTTTCAACACCAGCAGCACCGTCAGATCCGTCAAACTCGGCGTGGTGCCACCCAAGGTCACCACCACGCTTACAGTGGCCTCGTCGGCGATGGCCGTATCGCTCAGAGTGCCGTCGTAAATGGTGCCGGCGGTCGCCAGGGAGATGGCGCTCGACAGGATCGAGTTGGCGCCTTCCTTCACGTCGACCGTGTAGGTTTCGTCAGTGCTGGAAAAATCCAGGGTTTTGGCATGGGCCGTCACCCCTATCACGGCACAGGGAAAGGGCGCCTTGAAGGTGATCGGCGTGGCCGTGGCGGTGATGGTGCGGGAAAACTGCAGCGGCAGCACCATGTAGCCCGCCGAACCCGGCGCCGGGTTGGGGGTGGCAGCCAGGGCCGGTCCGGGCAGCAGGAGCGGCACCGCCAGCAGAATCGTCACCATCATCGTGAAAAAGCCTATTTTAAATCGACGCATGACTCTTACTCCTTCAAGAAAGTTTTGATTAAGTCCCGGGCCCTTCAACCTTGGGCCCGAGACTCGGGACCTCTTTCAGCCTGCCTTTCAGGCCGCCGTTAGCCCGCCACCACCGCCTTGTAGGTGTTGCGGAAATCGACGATTTCGGTTTCGTATTCGTGGCGAATCTTGTACTGGATCTGGTCCGCCAGGAACATCTGGCCGACGCCGGGGTTGTCGGCGACGAACATCTCCGGCTCCTGCTGGCCGTTGAGGAACGCCAACTCCAGGATCTCGCACTCGTTGGGATCGCCCAGCAGCATCCAGTCGGTGGCGTCGGTCATGAATGGGCATTCGAAGATGTTTTCGTCGTTGGCGCCGAAGTACTGATAGAAGGCGTTGCCGAAGTTGGGGCTGCCCGGCTCGCCCTGGGTGCGGTTGATCTTCTTGCCCGTGGCCCACAGTTCCGAGGGGAGGACCAGGGTTTTGGGCCGCAGGTCCAAACGCTCGTTGCTGCCCGGTTCGGCCTGCCTGGAGAAGGCCAGCTTGGCGGCCGCCAGGGCGGTGGTGGACAGCGCCGCCGTGCCCAGGTTGCCGTGGTCTTCGTGGAACAGCGCCTTGTTGTCGCCCTTGTAGGTGGCGTTGCCGACCAACTTGTTCCAGCACCGCTTGGCCAGGGTGCGGCGGGCGGCGCGGGGCAGGCGGCTGATGATCTTCTGCACGGCGCGCATGTCGTCGTTGATGATCATCTTGCGGTTGATGGTGATGATGCCGCCCTTCTGGTTCAGGGCGTAGCTGACCTCTTCGTCGGAGAGCACGCCCAGGTCGGCGTAGTCGGCAACCTCGGGGTTGACGTCGGGCAGGTCGCCGTAGTAGCCGATGCGCACCGATTCGAGGGTGCGGAAATCCCTGGCGTTGCGGATATTGCCCCCGACCAGCAGCGACACGCCGTAATCGCCGATCTCCTTGTAGTCCATCACCATGCGGCGGTAGAGGGTGTTGCCCAACACGTAGCTGAAGGTGGCGGAGCCGAAGGCGGCCTGCATGCGCTCGACCTGTTCCGGGGCGAGGTAGCCGCGCACTTCGGTATCGCCGGTGATCTCCACGTAGGCGGCCCGCAGGGAGCGAAACGGGGCGATGTCGGCCAACGTGCCGTCGACGGCCACGCCGAACAGCTTGTCGCAGGCGGCCTGCAGCTTTTCGGCGCTGTCGCGCACCACCCGGGCCTCGCCGGTACCGCGAACCGCCCCCGATCCGGTGAGATGGTCGATCATCTCCTTTTCCTCCTTGATGGCGGCCTGCAGCGTCTCGACCGTGAATTCCTGCCCCTCGAAACGCCGGCGCAACTTGGCCGCGGCGATCTCCGGCAGCTTGCTGGCGGTCAGCTCGCGATCAAGCAGCATGGCGGCGCGCATTTGGCGCAGTTCCAACAACTCGGCGGGCGGCTCGCCGGGGGTCATGATCTTCTTCAGACCCTCCACAACAGCGGCCGTCAGCTTTTCGTTGGCCGCGTCGCCGCCGGCGTTTTCGATGACTGCGGCGGTAAGGGCCTGCAGCAGCGCCTCATCGGTCATGTTGTCGGTGTCGAGATTCGGCCGGGCCTTTTTCAGGGCGGCCAGCAACTGCTCTCTGTTCACATCGTCCTCGCTTTCCGCCGCGGCAGCCGCGGCCATTCGAATGAACTTTCCGTTATTGGTGGGGGTATGCACCACGTCGACCTCGACGGCGGTGATCGTGACCGGTTCCTTCATCTTGCGCCCGGCGACCATGACGGTTTTGGCCTTGGCGCTGACGTCGTGGCTGAGGCCGAACAGGTTCGGGCAGCCGCGCTCGTGAGAATCGACCAGGGCGTCGCGCAGCCAGCGAGCGCTCTTGAGGATGTAAAGGTCGGCCTCGATGCCCGTGCCGGTATCGACCGGATTCTTCAACCAGCCGACGATCTCCCGTACGCTCTTGCCAAACGGCTTGGGCGCGGCATGGTGCTGGCTTTCGTTGAGGACGAAGACCTTGGCGCCGTCGTACAAGTGCAGGGCGGCGACCAACGGTTCCTTCGGCCAGTTGATGCGGCCGTCCTTGCCCGGGCCGTATTCCACCACCTGCGTTCGCCACACGAAGCCATAGTCGGCGTCCTCGGGGCTGCCGACGGCGGCCAGCAGTCGGGCGGCGGCCTGCAGCGGGATGTAATCGACCCGTTTCTGCACCTGGGCCGCATCGCCGAGCTGCACGGCGCCGTCGACGATGGCGTAGGAGCGTTTGAAATACTGCTCCGTGCCGGCGGTCTCGACCTCGTAGACCACGCTGTCGGCATAGAGCTCGACGATGTAGACGTAGTCGTTGCCGAGTTGGCCCTTGATTGCCGCGCGGATCATGTCTTTGATCTGGTCGAAACTGAGCATCGTGCCTCTCCCGGTTGGGGGTTATTCGCCGCCAGGCGCCTCGGGCTGCTGCGACCCTTTTTCTTCGCCCTCCTTCTGGGACTTAGCGGCGGCCCGGATCTGGGCCGGGGTCTTCTTGACCTCGTGTTTTTGACCGTCGGCCGCGACGATCACCACCCGGTCGGGCAGGTCCTTCCAGTCGAGCATGTCAGCCGGGGTCAGTTCCCGCTCCACCGGAATGTGCTGCACCTTGGTGCCGCTCTCGCCTTTCACCTCTTTCGGTCTCGAGGTCCGAAAAACCAGACCCTTGAGATACTGCCTGTCGAAAAAAACCAGACCCTTGAGATACTGCCTGTCGATCTCTTCTGCCATGTCAGCCTCCATCGCTGGGTGTGATGGCCGCCCGAATTGCCCCTCAGGCCGCGAAATCTTGTTTATAACAGGGGTGTCAAGGCTTTTTGGGCCCATTGCCCGGCCGCGCCCGCCCGACCTGCCCCAGCTTGAATTTTCCGGCCAGACTCTCCTCGATCCCGATGCGCGGTCCGCGCCGGGCGATCTCCTCGCCGCGCTCATTGTAGATCGGCAGCGCGCCCTCCTTGGCCACATCGCCCCAGGCCGGAAGCCAGGGCACCACGATGCAGCCGCAGCGGATGGTCTCGGAGGGCGGCGCCTGCGGGTCGCGGGGGTAGCGCAGGGCCACCGAGCCAATCAAAAATTTCTGGTCCACGTCGACGATCTGCCCGTGCAGCGCCAAGTGGTTGCGGCGCGGCATCTTCGGGTGGCCGGCGTGCCACCACTGTTTCTTCAGCCCCGGCACCGACTGAACGGCCTGTTCGAGGCTGAGCTGGGTGGCCTGGCTGTAGGCCCGGCCCATCTCCAACTCGGCGATCACCTTGGCCCGCTCGCCGATCGACTTGAACACCCCGGGGCTCTCCAGCGAGCCCTCGATGGCTTGGCGAACCTGCCAGGGGGTTTTCTGACCGAGGAGGCCGAGGGACAGTTCGCCGCGGATCTTGTTGAACGTATCGGCGGACAGGTTCTTGATCCGGTAATAGGCGAAATCCTTGGCGGTCTGCAGTACCGGCCCGGTCAGGTGCGAGGTGACCACCGAAACCCCGGCGGTGTCCAGCAGACCAGGCACCAGATCCAGGCCGCCATCCCAGGCGCCGTCGATCAGTCTCTCCAGTCGGCCGAAGGCCACCGCCTCGAAGCGCAGCATGGCACTCTCGATCATCGCCAGGTTCTGCCGCAGGTGATGGGCCTGATAGCTCTCGCCCTCCACGCCGGCCAACTCGGCCAGCACCTGTTTCTGCAGATCCGCCAAAATGCCCTGCATCACCGCCACGCCGTCGGCGGTGCGCTGCTGGTGCTCGGCGAGTAGCCGCTTGATTTCACCGGTAACCGATGCCATCAGCCCTCAGTGCCTCCGTCCTTGCGGTCCCTGGCGTTGTAATCTTCCATCCCCGCCTCCAACTCCATCGCCTCCGGGTCCACCTCGAAGCCGATGAGGGCGATGACAAAGGCGAACAGCTTGACCGCGGTGTCCTTGTCCACCCAGCCGTTGGCGGCGGCCACGGTGAGGGCGGCCACCAGGTCGCGCACGGCGGCGCTGACCTTGGTGACATCGCGCTCCATGGCCTCCGGCTTCTGCACCGCGAAGTCGAAGGGGTCTTCGTCGCGTCCAGGGCGCAGGTGGCCGGCCTCGAGGGCCTTTTGCACGACATAAGTGAAAATCGTCTCGAGAATGAACTTGAGCAGGTTCTGCCGGCTGTCCACAAAGGCCTTGATCGGCTCGTTGCCCTCGGCGGCGCTGGCGCGGTTGGCATCGTCGAGCCCGCCGTACCAGTGGGAGGGGATGCTCTTGGCCCCCAGGATATGGTTGCGGAAGACGCTCGCGCTCTCCTTCACGTCCAGGGCCTGCAGACTCGGGGCGACAGCGTTCCATTTGACCTTTTCGTTGTGTACCCGCACGGCGCCGTCGGCCTGGTGGGGGAACTTCCGGGCGAAGTCGTCGCATTCCTTCTCGGATGCGCCATGGAGCTCCACGTCCCAGATGTGGGCGTTCTGTTTTTTGGCCTTGCCGGCGAACTTGAAGACGAAATCCTCGTATTCGTCGAGCCAGTCGGCCAGCACAAAGACGTCCGAGGTGCCGTAGGGGTCGTTGCTGACCCGGTTGACAGCGAACAGAAAGCACTCGCCGTCGGTGAAAGTTTCGCGGCGGCGCAGGCCCTCTTCGGAGATCACCGTCTCGGTCTCGCCGGCCAAGATGGTTTTGAGCAGGCGGGTGCCGGTGCCGTCGAGGCGCTGCACCTTGACGCCGATCTGCACCTCGACGTTGTCCGGGTCGCAAAAAATCTCGGCGATCTGCGCCGGATCGATCATGCCCAGGCGCACTCGGCCGGTCTGCTCGGCGACGAAGGCCTGCCAGCACTGCAGGCCGAAGATGGAGAGTTCCCGGGCCTTCTGCTCGAACTTGATGTCCATGCGATTGACCGGGTCGTACCAGAAGTCCTTGAAAATCTCCTGTACGGCCTCGCTCTTGGCCGTGTAGCTGAAGCCCTTGCCGGCGGTCAGCGCGGTGGTGATTTCGATCAGCCAGTTGGCCAGGGGGTTGATCTTCCACAGCCAATAGCAGATTTCGACCTGCCGCTGCCAGGTGGCGATGGGCAGCTCGCGCACGCTGTCGCCGGTCAGGCGACGCCACTGCAGATCGTCCATGGCGTTGGCGGTGGCGGCCGGGAGACGCTCCTGCACCTTTTGCTCGATGACGGCGGCGAAGAGTTTCTCGCCGATTTTGCCGATCAGACTCACGCTGCACTCCTTCGGCCGAACAGCCGGCCCAGGCCCAGGCGGCCCATGAGACTTTTATCTTCGCGCTGCGGTTCCTCGTCGCCGGCTCCGGAGCAGACCGCCGGCACCAGCCCCGCCTCGCACAGCCCCAGCAGCATCTCCAGGGCGTCCGGCCCGTCGTCATGGCCGCCGCGGCCGGCGGGCCGGTAGTAGAGCAACTGACGCTTGAGCTCGCGGTGCTCTTCCTTGAAGCGCACCCAGCCGTTCTTGATCCACGGCTGCAGGCGGATGATGCGCAAATCCTTGTCCGCCGTGGGCTTGTGGTCGTCGATGTTGATGGTCAACCCTTCCTGGTGGGCCCTCTTCTCGAACTCGCGGGCGAAGAATTCCTGGAACTGCACGGTCTCCATGCGCAGCTTGTCAAACGGATCCCGCTCGTGATAGGCGAGGATGTCGCTCATGATCCGATCCGGCTGGCGCTTTTCGATGTCGGCGATGTCCAGGTACAAAATCCGCTCCTTCATCCGCCCGCCGAGGATCGCGCTCGGATCGTTGCGCTTGTTGCGCTTGCCCAAGCTGGGATCGCAGGCCCCGGCGTGGGGAATGCCGGCGAGATCCACGTCGCCCTCCTCCCAGTCGACGAACCACTCCTCCAGGAACACCTGGTCTTCCGGGTTGAGCGGCTCGTTCTGCTTTTCGCTGTCGAAGAAGGCCGGGCCGTCGGAAACCCGCATCTTCATCAGGTAGTAGTAGGGCTCCATCTCCGGCCAGAGCACCAGGGTGCCCTCGAGCATGGCCTCTTTGTGCTGCTCGAAGAAGGCGTCCGCCCGCCGCTCGGCCTCTTCCTTGCCGACGGAGAGATCGGAAAAGATCTTTTCCCACTGGTCCCACAACCGCCGGTTGCTCGCCCATTTTAAGACGGCCTTGAATTTCTGCCCTTTCCAGCCGGGCTTTTCGAGCAACCGCTGCAGCAGGCTCTCGTGATGCAGCACGGTGCCGACGACGATGTGCACGGTGTCGGGCTGACCAATCTTCATCAGCGCCTTGAAGAACCAGTTTTCCAGCTTGCGGCGCTGCTCGGCGCTCTCCACCGATTCGTCATTCTCCAGGTCGTCGCCGATCACCAGGTCGGGCCGGTAGCTGCCGTGCCGCAAGCCGCGCAGCTTCTGCCCGGCGCCGGCCGACTGGATCTTGACCCCGTTGCGGGTGACGATCTGGTTGGCGCGCCACACCGGGCCCTCGCCGAAGATCTCGGGAAAGTCCTGCTTGAGCCGCTCGTTGGTCTCGATCTCGAGCTTGATGAAGGACAAAAAGCTCTCAGCCTGGGCGGCGGTCTCGCTGACGATCAGGCCGAAGCGGCGCTTGCGGTAGACGGCGCACCACAGCGGCAGCAAAAAGGTGGTCCAGGTGCTCTTGGCGTTGCCGCGCGGCGCGGCGTCGGCTTCCTTGTCCCCCTCGCCGGTGGCGGCGGCCCGCTCGATCATGGCCGGGTAGCGCTCGGCGAAATACTGATGCAGGGCGCTCGACGGCCGGTTGAAATAGTGGGGGAAATAGGTCTGGCCAAACAACGCCAGGTCCTTCTCACAGGCCCGCTTGCGCTCGCGCTGCGCCCGCTTGTCTTCCGGGAAAGGGCGCGCCGCCGCCTGGATCATCTGGCGGATGGCCTCGACCTCGCGGGAGAACTGGCGCTGTTTGGCGGTGGAGATGGTCATCAGGCGTCGAATCCTTCCCCGAAAACCACCTGGTTGGAACGCTTCGCGGTTGTCTCCGGATCTTTTTGCCCGCAGTCAAAGCAGATCATTTCACCGTTCGGGCCGTAGGGGCGCAGATCCGCCACCTGGCCGCACAGCTCGCAGGGCGCTTCCGGACCGTCGCCGAACACTTTCACACCGCCTTTGCCGTCGGCCACGATCAGCGTCATGCATACTTCTCCCGGCCCCACTGGATGAGGTCGTCAAAATTTTCCTCGAGCACCGTTACCAGTTGCGCATCGTGACGGGTGCCGTATTCGATCAGGTCCTTGACGAAGTCGAGAAACAAGGCCGCGCGCTGCGCGGTGCTCTTCAACAGCGCTTCCCGCTCCGCCTGCTCGAAGCGCTGCACCAGGGCGCCCAGCTTGCTGATGCCGTCCAGAACCTGCGGCGCGAGTTTTCCGGCCGGGGCCTCCTCGGCCATCTCCAGCTCGCGTTCCAGCAGGTTCTTCAGCCGCCGGCCGACGCTCTGGCGCTGCTCCCTGGCGCGGTCCCATTCGTCCCGGTCCTCGCCGGGTTTTCTGGTGCGGCCCTTCCAGTCGCTCAGGCTCTGACGCGACACGTCCAGCACCGTGGCAATCTCCTCCAGGCTCTGGCCGTCCACGTACATCTGGCGGGCAATCGGCTCCAGCCGCGCCCGGGCGCCCTTTTCCGCCATCAGCAAAACCTCTTTCGCCAATGCCGGCAGGCCGGCTTGTCGGCCCGCGCCGGCGTCGGCTTCGGATCCAGCAGACACTCGCCGCGGCCGCCGTCGCCGGTCCACCCCGTGGCGGTAAACACGCCCCAATCCGGTTCGAAATACTGGCAGCTCCGGCAAGTCATTGCAGTTCCCTTTCGATGCGCGCGATCTGCCCCTGCAGCCCCGCCAGTTCCCCCATGGTCGCCACCAGTTCGTCCATCTGCACCGCCGCCTGAGCGATGTCGATCTCCTCCACGTCCCGCAGGGCCGTCTGCAGGCCCTGGCGGATACCCGCGCACAGCCCTTCGGCCCTCAGGCGCAACTTGCGGCGGGCATCGCCCAGGCCGGCCAGGCGGCCGCGCAGTGCTTCCCGTTCAAGATTCACGCAATTTTCCCCCGTTCAAGTCGATGCAGCGCGTGCGCTGCCGCAGCCAGGTCAGCAGGTTGCTCTGGGCTTCCGTGTTCAGCCGCAGCAGATCCACCAGCACCTCCTCGCGCTGGTTGCTGCGCCGTTGCACACCCTCGTAGTCTTCCACCAGTTGCACGTTGTCCTTGTACATCTGCACCACTTCGGCATGCCGGCGTTCCTGGGCCCGGTTCAGCACGAACACCGCAATCCAGGGTCCGATGACAATCAGCACCAGCACCGTAATCAGCGGCCAGGTGCCGATGGCCTCCAGCAAGGCCACCAGGGCGGCCAGGGCCGCGGCATCCTGAGGCGTCATTCTAGACCCCTTCCGCCTTGAGCTTTGCCACCGCCGCCTCGATGGCCGCGTTGACCATGCTGGTGGAAACCTCGGCGCCCAACACGATGCCTTGCCGCTTGAGGTCCTCCACGATCAGCGCAAAGGCGTACTCCTTCTTGTTCGAGCCTTCGGCGTCCGCCAGTTGCAGCGCCGCCACGGTCACCGCCTGGGTGGCCGCCGCCGCCAGCAGCGGGCCGGCCTTGGTCAAAAAGATCTTCACGAAAGGCTCGACAAATTCCCAGATGCTTGAACAGACAATTTTCACCTTTTGCCAAAAAGTCATGGATTTCTCCTCGTCAGCCTGCGCCACCAGCGCAGCAGTTTGTCTTCCCAGTCAACCCGCCAGGTTTTGCGGATCGTCCAGGGGCGTTTACCGCAACCCATCGATCCTCCGCGCCAAATCGCCCATCGGCGTCCCTTGCACGCGCGTTGCCGTCGGCGCCGCCACGGAGACCGTCGGAGACGCCATGGCCTGACGAATTTTTTCCGCCTTGCCGCCCAGACCCAGGGCCGTCATGCCAGAGGCCATGACCGTCAGCGCCGCGCCGATGTCCATTTTCGGCAGGCCCTGATCCGGAAATGCGTACCCGGCCATGCCCAGCACCCCGGTCAGAACCAGACCGACCCCGCCGATAACGGTTTTGTAGCCGTCCAGCTTACGGCCGACAAAGCCCAGGATTTTTCCCAACAGCCAGAATTTCATGATTCGCTCCTTTCGCCGTGGCGGGTCGCCATCAGGCCGAAGCCCCCAGGCGGTTCAGCCATCCCGGGATGCTGGCCGCATCGAGGCCCTTGTAGTGTATGTAGGCTTCGCCGCGCAGGGCCGTCAGCAGAGCCACCGGATGGGGGCAGGCCCGGATCACATCCGCCGTAATCGGACCGATCTTGCCGTCCACCCGCAGGGGTTGGCCGCCGAGCAACTGCACGATGGCCTGCCGCCAGGCCGCCCGGCGGCGCGGCAGCACCTCGCCGCAGCACACCACGTTCACCGCCCGCTGCAGCATTTTCGAGCCGCCCGTCACGCCGCAGTTCACCGCCAGATCGAACAGGCGCGCGGCCAGAACGGGGCTGTACTCCTCGATGCGCGGCGCGCCCGAGGCCACATAGAAATCGACATAATAGATGGGCTTCACCTGCGCCAGGGTCAGCCTCTGAATATCCAGATACGGATAACTGGCCGCCGAAATACCGTGCTTGGTGCCCTTGAGTTCGCCCACGCCCACCCGGCCGCCGGTCCAGTTGCCTTTATCGTCGGGGTCCATGGAGGTTTTGCCCTCGTGCTNNGGGCCCCGGGGGGGGCGGCGCGCTGGGGAGCCGCGCCGCCCCTTTCTCTGGGGGTTTTATCGTGAGGGGGCTTGCCCGCCCCGGGGTATCGCACAAGGGGCGAGGCCGGAGCCCCATGCTCCGGCCCCTATGTAAAAGGAGGCTCCGGCGGTATGCCAGCGCCGGATACGGTCCAAGCATAAAAAAAAACCGCCGCAAAATCGCGGCGGTTTGGCATGGTTTGGCACGGCAGCCGGGGATGGCCGCCGTGAATGTTGGGTTTAAGGGCCTTGTTGCCCTCGATGTCTAGCCAAACAACAGTTCTTCTTGCCGTTCGGCGGCGGCATCGAATCGCTGCTTGTGCTTTTTGACGATTTTGTCAACCGCCTCCTTGCTGCGGCCAAAGTGTTCTCCGATGCTTTTGTGACTCTTCCCTTTGGCTTTCATCGCAAAAATCTTCTGAATGTCCGCTTCGCTCCAGGGCAGGCCCCGCCTCGGGCCGAATCCGGCCGACTGCAGTTCCAGGCGCTCGATGTAGATCTGCTGCAGATCGATCATCTTCTCCGCCTGCACGGCCACGTGGCCCGGCGGAATGCGTTGGTTAAAATAACTGCTGACCAGAATCCTTTGTACCGCCCATGCCCGCTCGTCGGTAAACGGCTTGATGACCATCAAATACCCCGTCTCGGTCAACAAGATAATTCTTCCCCTGTGTCCACCTCTTTGGTCCGGCATTTGATGCTGGACCAATGGTGCCCATTCTGAGTAAGGGAGATCGAAATAATCTTCATGCTCAATCATCTTGTCTTTGTGTCTGCGGAAGGTAGCCCCTGCCGTATCTGCTGGCCTGCCATGGAGCTCATCGACTTGGCTTAGCGTTACCACGGGCCGGTCTCGATATGTGACCTTTTCAATTTCCCTGTCCAATACTCTGACCATCTGGTTCATGTTCTGACCTCCTTTTCGGCCTCGAAGAGTTGAACCGATATGGCCTTCACCTCGTCCTCGAGGCCGCGCAGGAGGAGGAATAGGCCGAATTCGCCCTGTGTGCTGAGTTGAGTCGGGGTGTCGTCGTTTTGGGCGAAGACGTCGCCGATAAAGGCAAGCTTGGCACAGACGTGACTGAGGATGTCGGCGGGGCGTTCTTTCTCTAGGCAGGTACACATGGGGCCTCCTGTAGTTGGGGTCTTGCCCCCTCTTTCCGCTTCCAAACGGAAAGAGGGCGCGCCATGCGGGTTGGAAGACCGGCTACAGGAAACCGGCGTGCCCGAAGGCACCCCACACGACGCGCCCAACTGGAGCGCCATGCCGTGGACACAAAAAGACCGCCGGTGAAGCGAGGCGGTGCGTCCGCCTGTAGTTCGGGCTTCCAAACCCGACCGCCGGATTTTGCCGGCGGCAGGTAAACCGTAGCCCAAGGCGGTTTTCGTGTCAAGATGGTTTTGAGTCATGAGCCGAACAGCCCCATCTGCCGGGGGTCGGGTTCGGCCTGCCGCTCAAAGGTGCGGTTGCGGGCCACATACTCCACCAGCTCCTGGTAGCGCACCCGATGGTGGGCGCGGGTCTTGTAACTGTCCAGGGTCCAGGGGTGGCGCGGCCGGCCCGTTTCCGGATCGATTTCATGGAGCGTCACATACCGGAAAAACGTCCGCCGCGAAATGCCCAAAATGGCGCACACCTGGGCCCGGTGGTAGCTGGCCTTCACCGGCAGCCCGGCGGCATCCAGCATGCCCTGCAGCCGCTGTTCGGCGGGGGTGCCTCCTTTCATGTTTCCTCCTTGTCACCGCAACCGGCTTCCGATGTCACCGGTATTCCTCGGGGCAATGCCGCGCAATGTAGGCCATCACCGCCGCATCGTCAAACCGCCGCCGCCACCAGTCCGGGCCGTGCTGCTGTCGCATGCCGTTCTCGAACAGCTTTTTCACCCCTTCGATGGCCCGATACGCTTCGCCGGCGGTGCGCACCCGGCCGTCCTTCATCCCCAGCCGGGTCGCCAAAAACCGTTGCAGGCCGTCCTCGTAGCGCCACGCAATCAGCGCCGCCACCGCCTCCAGCTTGGCCAACTCCTCCGCCGAAACCAGATTCACGATGTTTTTCCCCCGGCGGCGGCTCGGTCCGGGCGGACCATGCAGCCGGCCCGGCGGCTTGCCGGCGGCGGTGTCCGCGCCGCCGCGCACTTCGTGCCAACCGGCCTTTTTCGGCTGCAGGACAAACCCGCTTTTTTGCAGATGGTCAATCAGCTCGTTGGCCTGCTCGCGGGTCAGCTGGGTGCAGCTGCGCCGGCCGTACCACTGGCTGAGCATCTCGCGATAATCGCCGTCTTCGATGCCCAGGGCCCGGACGGCCATCTTGATGATGCGAATCTGCTTGGCGGTGATGGTCATGGCGTCATCCCCCTGGCCAGTTTGCGCTGGATCTCCCGGGCCCTCGCCAGGCCGCGCTGCGTCTCTTCTTCCGAGCGCGGCGGCGTTTCGGGCAGGGCGTGCGCCGCCGGCCGGCGCGGCATGTGCGCCCAAATCGCCTTGGGTTCCGGCCATTTCTCGGCGACCTGGATCAAGCCGGAAAAGGCCGCCTCGACCCGCGGCGCATCCACGGCCTCAATGTCGCAACGGCCGGCCATGACATGGTGCCAGACATCGGCGGTGCGGGTGATCACGTCCGCGCCGGGCGCGCCTTCCAGCCCCAGGGCCACCAGGGCGCCCAGCCCGTCGGCGATGCGGCCGCGCAGCCAGTCGCCGGCGCCCCAGGCCGCCAGATCGGCAATGGCGCGGGCGCGTTTGCCGGTGGGTGGGGTATCCCGTAGGGGCGCACCCATGTGTGCGCCCTGGTCGGTCCAATCGGGGCAGGCGGGCGGGTCAGGGCAGACACGCGGGTCAGGGCAGACACGCGGGTCTGCCCCTACGGATTCCAACACCCGTTTCAGATAATTGTGGTTGGTCAGCGGCTTGATCTGCCCCTGGTCGCGCTTGGCGCGGATGGCCTCCACCGTCTCGGCCAAGGCCAGGGCCAACTGCCGCCCATCGGCACTCAAGGCCAGCACCTCGCCGGCCATACGCAGGGCGCGATCGAAACTCAGCGCCCGGGTTTTGCTGCGGAACAGGCCCAAATAGGCGATCAACGGCCGGGCCAGGGGGCCGGCTTGGGCGAGGAGCCGCTGCAGTTCGCCGGCCGCTGCGGCGTCGAGGGCGGCTTCCAGGGGGTATTTGGCGTGGCAGCAGGGGCAGGTTAAATTCATAAAATCGTCATTTGTCCTTGGTCATTGGTCATTTGGGTTTGGGCTTCTGCCGACGCCGTTATCGTCCCATCCGGCGCCAGTTCCACCACCTCGGCATCCTGAAACTCGACCCGGTTCAGGTAGCCGGCGGGTTCCAGACTTTTGAACGCCTCCCGCCAGCGGCCGCAGTAGGGCACCAGTTCGCCTACCTTGTTCGCATACCACCTCAGCGGGTCCTTGCAGGCCAGGATGCGCAGCATTTTCATGCCGGATGCTCTGAAAAACCGTTGTTTTTCAAAAGCTCCTCGATCTGTGCCGCCGTTCTGCGGGCAAAAACCTCCAGATCCTCCGGGCGCAGCGGCCGCGAGGAATAGACCACGAAGGGCTTGCCGTCTTTCGATTGCACCCGGGTCGCAAAACAGCTAGGCATGCGGGGCCTCCTCGTGGGTCGGCACCTTGAAAACCCGCCGCTGGCGGTACTCGGCCTTTTTGCCTCGGTTCCATTCCTGCACGGGCCGGAAAAACCCGCACACCCGGGCATACACCTCGGTACGTTCCGGACAGGGGCGCTTCATGCCGGCGTCCTTCCGATGAGCTCATAGCCGTACCGCCGGCGGCCGCGTATCGGGCCCAGACGGTGGGTCACAATCACAAAACCGTTCTTGCGCAACGCTGCGATATCCGAGTGCACCGCCTGCGAGCGCGTGGCCCGGCGGATGGTGGCCGTGGTGCGCACGCCGCCCTGCTGCAGAACCGCCAGGGTCTGCTGCAGCCGCTCGCTCGTTTCGATCTTGCCGTAGTTCATCCCCTTGCGTGGTCGCTGCATTCGTCCTCCCTCTGCGCCAGACTTACCGGATACGGCCAGGGCGCGGGGTGCCCCGGCATGTGTTTGGCGTCCCATTCCACCCAATCCGGGCAGCTTTTTCCCCATTGGCGGATGGCCCGCACGTGGTCGGGATGCCGACACCACTTTTTCAGGCCCAGAAAGCCGAAGTATTTGCAATCCCCGCAGGGCATATTTTTTCCCTTCAGCTTTCAGCCTGTTCTTTTCGGCTGCTCGTCAGTACCGGACCGCCACGCCCGGCAGACCGGACCATTTTGCCGAGGTCGGCAAAATGGTCCGGTTTCGCAATCACGTTGTTGTAAACTCTTCGCGCCGGCCAAAAACGCCTTGCTCCACATCTTCTTTGCCGTGCTGGTACCCGACCTGATAGCCCAGGTCACGCACCACCTCGATCAGGGATATCCAGTCATCCATGCCGGCGCCATGGCTCAAATACCCATCGATCAGCTTCGGCAGGGCCTCGTTTTCCACGTCGGCGGGGTCGAGATCGCTCGGGTCGATCATGACGCCACCTTCTCGTCCGGCGCTTCAATCTCCACGATCGGCGCCCACTGGCGGCACAGGGGGCAAACCAGCACGCTGATTCGGTAATCCTGTCCGCAGGTGGAGCGTTTGACGATGCTGCGGCGATGTTCGGTAAACAGGCCGGTGCCGCACCGGGGATTACGGCACTCGGCCGTCACCAGATAAGGACTCTGTTTCAAGGCAACCTCCTGACGTCAGGTGAGATTACAGGGTGGCCACATCCAGGCTGATCTGCTCGTAGCCGCCGTCGCTCTTGCGCTGGTACAGGCGCAGGTAGGCCTTGGTGCCCGCCACCTGCAACGAGTCGCCAATCGCGGTCATGGCCTGCTGCCACTTCGGATGGCTGATGTCCAGCCGGCGCAAACCCAGCACCCGGGTGGTGTTGATGTTGCCCTGCTTGTCCACCTGAAAGGCATCGTTGATCAGCACCCGGATTTCCGCGCAACTGCCTTCGCTCCACTCGTGGATGCACTCGTCAATCAGGGCCTTGGCCGCCTGCAGCCGTTCGTCGAAAACCAGGGTTTCGGCGATGTCGCGGCGCACTCTGTACGCGCCGTCATAGGTGGTCAGCTGAATGTTGCCCTTGTCGCCGCCCAGAGCCACCCCGTATTTCTCGGCCGACAACTCCACAAACGCCGTAATGTCCGCGAGGGCCCGGTGTTTGAATTCGGCCAACTGCTGCGAGGCGCGCAACGCCGCGGCCACGATCTCCCGCACCAGTTCGTCGCGCGTCAGGTCGATCTCTTTCACCAGCTCCGTGGGCACCAGTCGGCCCTGGCTGTCTTCCATGTATCCTTGCGGGATTTTTCTTGCGGTGTGCTCCATGGTGCATCCTTTCAGTGGGAGGTTCGCGTTATGTCGACGGAGACCAGCAGCAGATGATCCCAGCCATCCACGTCGATCAGGTAGTCAAAAAAGGAGATATCCAACAAGAGGCCGATGCCCAGGCGCACAAAGCGGTCGCCGTAGTAGTCGAGCTGCTCATCCCACACGTCGCGCCTCCTCGCCGAATTCTGCCAGCACCCGGTGCAGCACCGCGTCCGGACGGCTCGGGTACCAGCCCCGGGCGATGCCGCGCACCACCGAAGGGCAGCGCCGCAAGCGGTGGGCCACTTCATCGATGCCCAACTCCGCCACCGCCGCCAGCAGCAGCCGCATGGCCTGTTGTCGCTCGTCGGCCTCCATCGGCGCGCAGGCGGGACGGCCGCGTTTCTTCCCGGTCGCGGGCAGGGTGGCCGCCCTGGCCGTGCCGTCCAGGTTGAAGCGCTGCGCGACCCGGGCCAGCAGGGCGCCGTCATGGGGGTTGCTGCCGTTGGCCACGCCGACCACCGTGTTCGGCTGATTGCCCAGCACCCAGGCCACCTGCTCCAGGCCCAGCGCGTCGATGGCCCGCTTCAGCAGCGCGCGCCGCTCCCCGTTGGCCGTTATCGGCCGCACGGTCGCCGCCTGGGCGCAGGGACAAAACGTGCGGTCGCCGCGGGCCTGCTGCAGGCCGCATTGCCGGGGCGATAAACGGGCCGCGTAGGGAATGCACTCGATGGTGTGCGTCTCGATCCACTGTTCCAACCCGAGGTCACGGCTTGACATCGTCATCCTCCTCGGGCTCCTGCGATACAGGGGCCGTCCAAAGTGGTGACAGCAGCAACAACATGGTGCCCCAGCCCATCACCAGCCCCGCGCAAAACACCAGGCTCATCGTCATACCGGCACCTCCTCGGCCGCCTGCAACCGCTGCGCGGCCGGCGTACGCCCGGGCAGCGGTGCGGGGCGGGTCCGGTGCCAACCGCAAAGCATGCAACTGACCACCTGTAGGCATCCTCCCTCGGCATGGTGCTCGACACGCGGCACCAGATTGGCTCGAGAGGCCTTGCACTTTCCACAACGCATGGCAACCTCCTTGGGTTTGTCGCGCCGCCGTATCCGGCGACCCGATATTACAACGCCATCACCACATCCGCCGTGATCCGCTCCTCGCCCATCTCGTAGGCCAGGTTCATGGCCCGGGCCACGTGGTTGTTCACCAGCAGCGGGTAGGCGTGGCTGATTTTGGCCTTGCCGTCGCGCGTGGTCGCCGTCAGCCTCTGCGACAGGGCATCAAAGGCGTCCTCGCTGAAAATGTCCTCGATGTTCTTGCCCACCCGCTTGAACTTGAGCGCCAGGTAATCCTTCAGGTGGCCGTTCAGGCCCTTGATCTCCGCCACCTGCACCCGCCGGATCACCTCGCGCATGTCGACGTTGGTGCTCTCGTTGAACATGTGCTTCAGCTCCGTCTGACCGATGAGCACAATGCCCAACAGCTTGCGATAGCCGTCCTCCAGTTCGTAAAAGCGCTTCAGATATTTCAGGGTCTGCACGTTCAGATCGTGCGCCTCCTCCACGATCAGGCAGGCCCGATAGCCCGATTTGGCCCGATCCAGCAACAGCCGCTGCACCTGCCGTGTTTTGTCCTCCAGCCGGATGCGGCACTTCTCGCTGGAAACATCCTGAATAATGGCGTCGCAGATGCTGCCCGCCGTCAGCCGGGTCTTGTCGATCATCTGCGGGTAAATCACCAGCACGTCGCCGTCGCGCTTGAGCTGCTCCACCACCTTGCGCCGCATCACGCTCTTGCCGCTGCCCACTTCGCCGATCACCGCCAGAAAACCGCCGTGGCGGGCCGCGTCCAGCATCGCCGCCTCGATATAGCGGTGCTCCTCGCTCATGTAGATATCGCCGTCCTTCTGGATATCGTCGATGAACGGATTACGAAACAGCTTGAACCCCTTGAGTGCCTCCTGTTGGATCATTTCCACCTCCCAGTTGATGGTGATAACTTCCGGATTGCCGGCGGCCAGCGCCGCGCGCCCCTTGCGTTGGCCCGCCCGGGTGCGCTGCACGTGGCCGGACGGCATGGCCTGCCGCAAATCGCGCTCGGCCGGCAGCCAGACGTCCGTCACGTTCAGGGCGCGCTCCTGCAGCCAGGCCGCCGCGCGCGCATGGCGGGCAATCATGTCCTCGACAGCCCGCCGAAACGCCGGCAGCGATTTCGGTATGTATCCGCGGTTGAAACACAGGTTGATGGTCGGCCGCGAGCATCCCGCCGCCTGAGCCAAATCGGTCTGGCTGATGTCGCACGCCAGCGCCAACTCCTTCAAGATGATGGGCGCAAACTCCAATCGGTACGGACTTCCTTTCGGCATTGCTTCCACGGGAACCTCCTTGGTTTGCTTACAGCGCCTGCCGCTGCTGAGCGGCCGGCTGCCAGGGTCGGCCGTCCGTCACGGCGGACACCACCGCCTCGGCCGTCTTCACGTCCACGGTCTCGCCAAACTCGGCCCGCAACTCCCGATTGAGCTCGGGCGGCACCCGCCCGACGGCGTCCCGCAACCGCTTGAGCAGTTCCGCCACCGGGATCTGCGCGGCCACGATCGACCGGCCAGTTTCCAGGGGCGTGCCGCGGCGCGGCATGGGCACGGCGGCCACCTTGTCCGCCTGATGCCCGAAAACCTGCAACGTGCCGCCAAACGGCACCGATCCTTTCTGTTTCTGCTCGCCGTGCGCCAGGTTTTCGTTGGCCTTGCGCACTCGCTGCACCGTCGTTTCCGGCTGGGCCTTGAATTCCGTGCCGATAATGGCGCTGTCCGCCGAAAAACCGCCCGCCAGCGTGCCCACCGGATCCACCAGGTAGTCCACCTCGCCAAAATGCACCGCCACCTGCGGCCAGTGATAGGGCCGCAAAATCACCGTCACCTTCTTGCCCGGGCGAATTCCGGGGATGTGTTTAAGGCGATAGGTTTCGTTTCGGAAGGTGATGCTGTTGTCCTGACGTACCGTGCGCTCCACCTCCGGCTCGGCGTACAAATCCCGCAGAAGCTCGTCGGTCGGCAAATCGCGCAGCATCTCCTGACGAATGGTGAGCCAGCAGTCCGTGCGGGTCATTTTGTGGCGCCGCACCACGCGAGTGCCGTTCCACCACACCAGCCAATCGGTCACCCAGGCGTTAAGTTCCTCCACCGTGGTGGCCGGCTCAAAGCGCAACCGGGCCTCAAAGTGGGTCTCGATGATGTTCTGCGCCACCTCGGCGCTGCCCTGGCGGCGCGGGTTGTGCGGCATGTTCTTGGGAATCTCGATATCCAGCCGCTCCAGCAGATTGAGAATGCCCTTGGCGATGTTCGCGCTGCCGGCGTCCATCAGCAAATACTTCGGCACGCCGCGAAAGGGCAGTTTTTCATGGTGCCCGCCGCGCCAGGCGCTGGTCAGAAAATCGAAGGTGATCTGTTGGTTTTCGCCCGCCGCCGCATAGTATTTCACCCACAGCCAGTGGCTGTAGTGGTCCGCCAGCACCATGCGAATCAGCCGCTGCTTGATTTTCGCCAGATTGGCCGGCTTCTTCTCCCGATAGTCGCGCTCGTCCATCAGAGCCAAGCCGCGGCCGTTTTTCAGGTAATACTGAATACAGATCGAAGCGTCGAAAATATGAACATGGTTGGGGTGCAGACTGGCCATGCGGATCGACGGCTCCAGGGCGTTCAGCGCCGTGCTGTTCATCTCCCGATCCCGCAAAATCGCCTGCAATCGGGCTTCCGAAATCTGACCCTTTTGCAGCACGCCCTGGTCCAGGGACATCTGCATGACTTCCGACAGCGGCAAGATGGTGCCCTTCACCTCGCGGGCGCTCTCCTGAATCAGGGCGCTCATAAACTGCAACTGCTCCTCCGTCAGGCCGCACCTCAGGGTGCCGGCGTCATCCCGCTTCTTGCGGCCGCTGTCAAAGCCAAATTTCTTGGCGATGCGGTACAGCGTCGCCGGCTTCTTGCCGGTCAGCGCCTGGTACTCGGCGACAATCCCGTCCTTCTCGCCGTGTGCGGCCGCGCTCAGCCGCTGCGCCATCTCCCGTGCCCAGTCCATGCGTCATTCCTTTCCGCCATCGACCCGGCGCAGGTTCGGCGGAATCCAGCCGGGAGACTCCATCTCCGGATCGCCGTACAAATCGCCGGCCGTATCGCAGGTGGCCTGAATGACCCGCTTGAAATAGCCCAGGGTTTCCATCAGCGCCGCCTTCATGCGCACGGTGGCGTCCGCCGGCAGCGGGTTCAGGTCCGGATCGAACTTCGACAGAAAACCGTCCATGCTGATGCGCGCCGCGGCGCACTTCTTCAAAAAGGCATCCTCTTCGGCGCCCAAGCCCTTGGCCTCCGCTTCCCCCTCGTAGCGCGCCAAGTCCCGGGCCTGCCGCTCGATGAGCTTCTGCTTGTCCTGCAGCAGCCGCTCCTTGGTCTTCAAATTGGCGTCCTTTTCGGCCAGCAGAGCATCCTTGGTCTCGATGACCCGCTCCAAGGCCGCCTGCAGATCCTCGGCATAATCGGGAGAAAGCGGGATGGACTCGCCGCCGACGATCACGGACCCATCTTCCGTGATTTCGGCCAAATTGGCCGAAACGGTTTTACCTAACAGCCTGATTTTACTGAAATCCATGCCGGTAAAATCGGCCAATTTGGCCGAAATGATGCTCATGACCGGCTGGATTTCGGCCAGAATCCGGTCGGCGGTCCGCCGAGGTTCGCCAATTGCCTCGCAGAACTGATCCCAAGTAAGGCCCCCGCTGCGGTATTCCTTGGCCTGCTTGACCCGATACAGCACCACGTACTTGAGCATCTGATTGTGGGCGATGTCGTACTCAATCTTCTGCAACACTCCCATCGCTTGCGATTCCTCACGAACCGCCGCCATCTCGTCCTTCAAACGGGCGATTTCCGCATCCGCCTGCTGCCGTGCCGCCTTGTAAATCTCATCCGCCGCGATAATCTCAGCCTTGCCCATCTCACACCTCCAATCGCGAAAGCTCATCACTGGCCCGCTGAATTTGCCCCTGCAGCTGCGCCTTCTTCCGGGCCCAGAAGAGGGCAAGCCCCATGTCGAGTTCCCACGCACCGCCCACACAGCGCACCAGGCGCTCGTCTTCCAAGGTCACCAGGTGGCACATCACCGTGCCGTGCGGGGCGTCCACCGCCACGGCGATATCCTGGCCGCTGACCGCCTGTTTCTGTTCCGCCAAAAACCGCAGAATCTCTATGGCGGTCTTCACCGCCGCAATGCGTCGATACGTCGTCACAACGTCCTCCTTTCAGGCCGCCGCCACCACCAGCGCCAACCCGCCCAGCCCCAGCAGGTTCACCCAGGGAAAATACAGCCCGTCGCTGCCGGCCAAGCACAGCGACCCGAAAAACAGCAGGCCCAGCACCCAATCCTTCATCCTCATAACGCCTCCCTGAACAAGCCGTCCGCGGCCCGCTGTAAACAGGCCTCCACCCGGCGCACCACCGTTATGCCGGCGCAAAGCAGCAACAGCGCCAGCAACAACACCAGCAACGCCTGCACCCCCCGGGCGTTCACCGTCGCCGCCCGCCGCGCAGTTCGCGCCGCAGCCGCCGCATCTCGTCCAGGGTCTGCTCCAGTTTGCCCAGCTGCAGCAGTCCAATCTCCTCCGCCGTCGCCACCTGGGCACCCTCCGCCGCCACAATCGTCGCCGCCGGCTCCAAACTCCCCGTCACATGATGAATCGCGTACAGGTAATAGGCCGGCAGGGGGTACTCGCAGGGTTTTGAAAGGTAATTGTTCAGCATGTGAATCGTCAGCGGTTTCCGGCAAATCGGCGGGTCCGCCGCGGCCCCCGCGTCCGTCCGGCCGAAATAGGCGTTGATGCCGTCCACCAGCTGCTCGCGCGACAACCCCGACTCCCGCACCGTCCGCTTGATCGCCGCCGCAATCTCGATGCACGCCTCCATCTCGTTCTCCGCACCCTGGTGCGGCATCGGGCGGCACGCCACCGCATCAAACAGGCCGGACTTGACCTCGACAAACGCCTCCACCCGCGCGTCGAAATCCATCGCCAGCTGATTCGGGTCTATCGTGTTGCGGCGACTAGACATTTCCTCCCTCCCTCACCCCTGCATGGGTCTAAACGTTTTTTGGGTATGGACATTGCCGGCGGCGGCCCCCATTGATACCCTTTTGTCATCACCCCTTCAGGAGGTCCGACCATGAATAACACCAACGCCCGCAATGCCTTATGGATCGATCTTTCAGCGGCCCTGTTTCGCCAGACAATCCCCTTCGACGTAAGAAGCGATTTGCAAAAAATGACCAGGGCGCAGCACGCCTCCCTGGTAGACCGGGAACAAAGGCGCGTTGACGCCGCCATCGTTCGCATGGCTCTTGCCTCTGGGCAAACCGACGTTGACCATGTCCTTGCCGCCCTCAGCCGCGACACGGTGACGGCACTGGCGTCCCGCTGGGCACACCATCAGACTCAATGGAAAGAAAAGGCCAACGAGCCATCGCTTTGCTTATGGTTTCCTCCGACAGATCGGGACGTATGGCGCGTAATCGTGCTGTCACTGCTCTCAGATCAACGGGTCGCAGCATCTCATCTAAAATCTCTGTGGCCGGGGGAGTTTTCAGAATTTCAGGATTAATCGTGATCCAGTTCATATTTTCCTCCGGCCCTACCAGATCTTTGTTTTCGTGGGGAACAGTATTTGGTTTCACTTTTCAACCTCCCTGGCTCTGGTGTTGATGCTTTGCCAGCGGTTAAGCGACCGGGACGTCATCGACCGATCCCCGTGGCAGGCCGTGTTCGAAGCCGGAGTGCAGCAAACCTGACTCCCGGGCCAGCCGGCAGGCTTCCCTCAAAGGCAGCAGACGGCAAGACCTGGGGCGGGAACACTCATCCTGAATCTTTTTCAACAACGACATAACCTCACTATTTAGGGGCTCCAAATACATCATGCCTCCCGTTAAAAATGTTTCAGTCCCATGCGCCAATGTGTTATTCTTGCGTCTACCTGGCCGCGCGAGCGTCCTCGGCCACACGGGCCAACTCCCGGATACGGGCCACGCTGCGCTTCGAGCTATAACGTTTGGGAAAAACCTCCTCCACGGGCCGTTCGATGGCAGCCGCGATCACGGCCTGCACGGGGTGAGAGATGGACATCCCCAAAATCACCCGGTGAACGTGCCCTGGAGTTACCCGGCACGCCCGGGCGATGTCGGACTGGGATATGCCGGCATCCTTGAGCGCGTTTTTGATCTGGACGGGGTCCATAGAGACTCCTTTTCTTAAACTTTCTGGTTTGGGCTGTTTTTCCAGCCGTTTCTATGCTCACGCCTGGAGAATAGTGCAATATTTTTCCCATGTCAACCGGGAAGTGCATTTTATTGCCCATTTTTTTCACTGGTGTTTTTATGCCCTTTTCAGCCCGTCTAAAAGAAGTGATTGAGAAAACCGGCCTGGGGAGGGAGGCTTTCGCGCAAGAAACAGGTGTCAGCAGACGGCAACTCTTCAATTACCTTGGAGAAAAAAGCACTCCGACTTCGGATTTTTTTCAATCAATAAAAAGGGCTTTCCCCTGGGTGAATATCGAATGGTTAATTACGGGTATTGGCGAAATGGAGGGGCGGGGGCCCAGGGGAGTGCATCAGGTCGCGAATGGCAACGGCCACATCATGGTGGGCGGTGCCCTGAGCGGCCAAATAGTCGGTGGTGTCAACACCAGACAGTCAGGCGTGAGCTTTTCTTCCAAAGAGTCAAGAGGGGCCTACTGCCCGGTCCCGCTGGCCGCCGCGAAGAAAGACCTCGAGGAGATCTATGCGCTGCTATGCGAATACGGCTCACCAAAATTCCTCCAAGAGTTAAAAGACAAGCTACTTCAGATAAAAAAAATTATGGATGGGGATTAACTTGAGGGGTGGGTAATGGCTATCTATTTTCTTTATTTCTGGTTTCTACTCCTTATCGCAACGATCGCGGCAATAATCTTCCAATTCAAATATCGCTGGGTAATATGCAAAGTTGCCGGGGGGGTAACGACGGGCCTTTTTTTAATAGTCCTATTTATGCCAGGCAATAATGCCGCACAGCACTCGACATCTAAATCATCAAAAGCGAGATCTGCAGAGGATCTGGCCAGAGAGGCTGAGACCGAGAGGGAAAAACAGATAGAGAGGCAATTTAGCGCATGGGATGGCTCCCACCGAAAGCTGGAAATTCTTATAAAGTCTGCCATGCACAACCCAGCTTCTTATGAGCACGTAAAAACAGTATACAGGCAATCGAAAGACCACCTGGTGGTTTCAACCACATATCGTGGCACCAACACTTTCGGGGCCATCGTGACCAACAGGGTAATAGCCAAGGCCAACATCAGTGATGGCGAAATCTTTGAAATATTGGATCAACAATAA